TGTTGCGAAAACACCACAGTTTGATAAATTATTAGAGGTCTTTGGCACATATAAGGACATCGCGCATCACCTTGGGATGAAGTATGTAACTGTCTATGCCTGGTCTATGCGGAACTCTATCCCCAAGAAACACCACGAAGCCATCATAGAAGCCTCGTTTGGCAAGATAACAGAAGAAGACCTTGCCTAACTACAATCAGCGTACAAAGGCTCTATACGAGTCTCAGGGATATAAATGCGAAGTGGTCGAATCCTACAACTCTTTTACAAAACGAAAAAAAGATATGTTTGGCATACTAGACATGGTGGCTATTGGAAACGGAGAGTCTTTAGGCATACAAATGACATCCAAAAGTAATATGTCATCCAGAATTAAAAAGATCCAAGAAAGCGAATATTTCCCTGAACTTATTAGGTCTAAGTGGAGAATTATAGTAATTGGCTGGTTTAAAAAACCAAATGGGAGGTACGACTTTAAAGAATTTGAGTTTTAGTTTATAATTTAGTTATCGCAGATCGACCCTGTGGAAGATACCCTTAATGGGTGTTTTGAGGCTTTAGAAAAGTGTTATGCAAGCACATTTTCCTAAAGGGTCGAACTCAGAACATCCTTTAAGGGTTTTTTGTTTTCTGCGTTCGCACTCCAGGCGAAACATAGTGCTTAGATCGGCAGCGTGGAAGAAAAGATAGGCTCATTACCCGATGGCAAGCCTCGCAGACTTAAATGGGTACTGCACAAAATTGTAGATAATAGGGTGAGCTAATCTGCAATTGAGTAGAACATTATCTTAGGAAGGACTAGTCTGGTAACAGATGGGTCAGGGTGGCAGAATAAATGCCTATCACCCTTTAGTAGAGTATTGTCAAAATGTATACAAAAGCTATTTTTTTATACAAGTTAAGATTGATATATATAAAATATATACAAGATGTATAGATATCTAAATATTTACCTACAAGTTGTATATTGTTATATAAACATTACCTAAAGGTTAATTAATGTATTAAATATGAAACATTATGGATGAACAAACATACAGAAAACAAGCTCTACAATTCCTAGAAAAAGAAGATCGTTTTGCTTGTAATGCCTTTCCCTGTCTAGGAGACGATAACGGACATGGGTTTGATGAACATTATGTTTACCATGTTGCCTGGGCAGTTAGAAAGATAAACGAAGTAAACCCTAAGATCCATTACGACATCAGCTCATCTCTACACCTTTGCACTACCCTAGCTGCCACCATTCCCACCAAGTTCTTAGACTATCGCAAACCTAACCTACAAGTACCAAATTTGTTAGTAGGGCATATCGACATTAGCTTAGAAAACCTAGAACCTGTAGAGTCTCTTTCTTGTTGCCATGTTGTAGAACATATTGGTCTTGGTAGATACGGAGATAACCTAGACAACACAGGTGATCTAAAAGCTATCCAAAACCTCAAGAAAAGCGCAAGAAAGCATTTATTTTTTGTCGTGCCGGTAGGTATCCCCTGTGTGGAATTTAACGCCCATAGGATCTATAGCCCTGTTTATATTGCATCTCTGTTTCCAGAGTTCAAGTGCCAAGAGTTTTACCTTATTCCCAACAATGGAGAAAAGCCAAGTGTCAGTTTTATACAAGAGTTAGACCTACCTTATGCCTGTGGATGCTTTCACTTTATTAGGGAAAATACTTAAGACTTATTTGTAGAACTCGTATAAGATTATTAAAGTTTCATGCACAAAGGGGAAAAAATGATTATCAAATCAAAGTTTTGGCATATTTTACAAAAGCACATAGAGTTAAGAAAGAAAAAATAAGATTGTGTAAGAAAAAGTGAGTGCTTGGCTTATCATTGTTACTGGTCTTATTTATGCCTATATAGGTATAGAACAAGCCCTAAAAGGTAATGTGCCTATGGCAGTTGTATATACAGGATATGCGTTTAGTAATGTGGGTCTTTACATCTTGGCGAGTAAATAATGCATTGGAATCATAGAGTGGTAGACTTTTCAGATGAGAACGATGGAGACCCTTGGGTCGAGGTGTGCGAGGTCTTTTACGATAAGAACCATGAGCCTTATCTCTACACAGCAAGAGGGGTTGGTGTGATGGGAGAGGACTTAGAAGAAGTAAAGCAGAATCTATATAAAATGTTAGATTGCTTAAATAAACCAGTTCTTATGAAAGCAGACTTTAATAAAAACATAAAGGTGTTTATAGATGAAGATACAAGTTAATATAATTAAAGAATTACCAGATGGATCGGCAGAGTGCGAACTCACGATGGATAAAGCTGGTCATAAGTTTTTAATGCAAGCAGGTTTTACAGCAGTAATGGAAACAGTAGTAAACGAAAGGAAAAGGGAAAATGACATTCGAGAACTTTTGGTCGCAATACCCAAAAAAGGTCGGAAAGCTAACAGCAAAAAGATCGTGGGAAAAGCTAAGTCTAGACAACCAACAAAAAGCACTAGAGGCAATAGTAGAGCATCGAAAATACTGGGTAGCAAAGGGAACTGATTGGGAGTTTATCCCTCATGCCTCTACCTGGCTAAATCAGGAGAGGTTCGAGGATGAGCTTGTAATCGAGCAGAAAGAAAACAAGAGACCACCTTTACCTTGGTATGCAAGCGATGAACTAACATTAGCCAAGGGTAGAGAACTAGGATTAAACCCATATGCAGGAGAAACTTTCGCGCAGTTTAGGGCTAGGCTGTCGGCTAAGATTGGGTCTGTAGGTGTAGGATCGTGAAGGTCTTGCCTATTAAGAATGATGAGACTTATTCTTGGTTACTGCAAAAGCATTATGCAAAACGAATACCACAAATTATGTATGCTTTTGGTTTATATGATGACGAGCATCTTGTTGGTGTAGTTACTTATGGAATACCAGCAAGCCCCTCATTATGTATGGGAATTTGTGGAAAAGAATGGTCTGACAAAGTTTTAGAATTAAATCGCCTTTGCTTGCAAGATAACACTAAAAATCAATCTAGTTTTCTTGTATCTAATTCTATAAAACTTCTACCAAAGCCAACTATAGTAGTTTCTTACGCTGATACTGGTCAAGGTCATGTTGGATATGTGTACCAAGCTACAAACTTTTTATATACTGGTTTGTCTGCAAACAGAGTTGATTGGACTGTTAAAGGTTTAGAACATAAACACAGCAAAACATTGTCAGATGGCATGACATTAGAAAGCATTAAAGAAAAATATGGTGATGATTTTTATTACGCAGAAAGAAGTAGAAAACACAGGTACATATATTTTCATGGCACAAAGCAACAAAAGAAATTGCTAAAAAGTTTACTTAAATATAATATCGAACCTTACCCGAAAGGAGATAGTAAAAAATATGACTCAGGAAGTAGAGTCGAAACACAAGCACTCTTATTCGGATGAGTATAGAGTTCAATGTGCAGTAAGACAGTTGTTAATTTGGAGAGCAGTTTGGGGTCTGACAAAGTGGAGAAAGTATTTATCAGACCATACGATAGATAAAGACCTATTAGTTCTGTATGGAGAACAATGGTCTAAAGGGAATAAAGGGGAATGGGGAAAATGGATATAGATCCAACAAAAGCAGTAGAGTACATTATGAAATACTCAGGAGATTTTGCTAAAGCCAAGGCAAACAGAATCTACCTAGAGAACTTCCTAAAGTCTAAGCGCAGTATCCTTATGTCTAAGTCATCGGCTAAGTCTGTTGCAGCAGCCGAGGTAGATGCCTATGCAGACCCAGAGTATATAGGGCTACTAGATGGCTTAAAAGAGGCTGTGGAGTGCGAGGAAAAGATTAAGTGGATGCTGACAGCAGCACAACTCAAAGTCGAGATATGGCGCAGTCTAGAGGCTACTAATCGGTCTGTAGATAATCATGCTAGATAGCGATGTTGTCTACATTTGGGCATTGATTGTGTTTCTTATAGTTTACATTTCTATACGGATTGGTACAGAATAGTGGACTCTACAAATTACAACTTATACCTTAATAGGTATAAAGAGATGCTAAAGACAGCACACCATTTATCTCAGTTGCTAAAGAAAACAAGAGAAGAAAACGAATACCTAAGAAAATGTATAGAAACAAAAAACTCCTAGAACTTGCTAGACTATTACCATGTCAACATTGTGGGATAGAAGATGGAACTGTTGTGGCTGCACATTCCAACCAGTTACGAGATGGAAAAGGTCGTGGACTTAAGGCATCCGATTTTCGCATTGCAAGCCTCTGTTTTCGCTGCCATGCGGAAGCCGATACATCTAGCACATTATCGAAAGTCGCAAGGATTGAGATGTGGGAACAGGCGCACCGCGCAACCATTGGTGAACTTTTTGAACGAGGACTTGTTGTAGTTAAGTCAAAGCTCTAAGGGATCAAACCCTAGAGATTCTGATACTAACTTAGCTCTGTATCTAAAAGTCTTATCGTGCTTAGTCCAGGCACAAGTAGAAGTGTTCCACCTACTAGCGTGGATCATTTCATGCGACATGGTACGAATAGTTGTTTCTAAAAAACCATTTCTAGCTGCTGATATTGTGATTATGTGTTCGTATTTGTCTGCACCATCATCGTACAAGTAAGTTCCCATTGTGTCTGGATCGTAATCCACGATAAACTTTATCTGCTCTGCAAGAGGCATATCCCACTTATCAAAAGGCTCACACACCACAAGCATGGTGTAGATATTCTTTAGGATAGTGGAGGTCAACTTCATACCTTTAAAATCTCTCCTCGAAATTCTACTTCGTCTTCACCACAAACTTGGATCATCTCCGGCATAAGCATCTTGCCTCGTTCCCAAGACAACATAACAAAGCCAGAACGCCAATCTTTAGGCGAATCCTCGGTATAGTCTGCAAACTGCATATTATTGGGTTCTGCTAGTGTGCCTGTCTGTACTCCCCAAATAGTCTTAGAATAGCCCGTAATCGGCTGACAAGCTAATACATGGGTATGACCTGTGATGATGTTGGTTTGTGCAGCTACAGCGTTGTTATAGCCTGCGTATCTGCCACCCTTAAACCTGTGTTTAATTACAGTATCGTCATTAACCCAAAACGACCAACATCCCTCCCATAGAGGGAAGTGGTCTTTTAATTGGAATCCTTCTACACCCTCAAACTGACTAGCCTGTGCAGCAAGCATGGTCTCAAATCGGGCATCGTGATTACCAAGACACCAAATAAGCCTACACCCTGCTGGTCGTATCTTTTCTATCTCGCCTAAGTAGAGCTTGTTGGCTTCGAGTTCTTCTTGGACAGAAGGTTTCTTATCCCAACCGATACGAGGAAACCGACTAATAGAACCGCCATCAAAGGAATCACCATTATTAACAATAATCGTTGGCTTAAAATACTCAATAAATTTAAGCAAAGCCTTATAAGCTGTAGTAGTATCATCAGGATAAAAATGGGCATCGCTAAAAACAATAATACGACCTTTATCAAGTGCTGTTCCCCTTCTAACTGAGATTGGTGCTTGTTCTATTCTGTTTTCGTTTTTTGCTTTAAGCCTGGCAATGCGTTCTTCTTTTTGTTTTTTATTGTAATCGTCTCTAGGGTTTATTTCAGTTTCTAACTTAATGCCTAACCGAACTTCTACAGACCTTCTTCTATTCTGTACACTTCTAGGACTCATCTTAATCTCGTTTGCCATTAACATTGGACTAGGAAACTGTTTCCATTTGTCGGCAAACTCTTGGTCGGGTAAGTAATATCCGTATTGATTTTTCATATATAGTTGAAACCATTAAGAAAATAGTTACAATTATACAGTCCATTAAATACAGGAATGTGAATGACACTCGATGACCGCTTACGAAACTGGGCTTGGTATGTCTCTGGATCAGTTATTCCACAGCCAGACTCTACTTGTCGATCCTTCGAAAAGAACTACATTCCCGAACTCGGCAACCTTTACGCACCAGAAGAACCACACTACGAACCCGACAACAAAGATGGTGAGCTAATAGAAGAAACAATAAAGGGTTTACCCTTAGAACTCAGAAAGATACTAAAAGCTCGGTATGTGAGCCATCCCTATGCTAGTCAGAATCAACTAGCCCATCACCTTAGAATATCTACAAGACGATTCGAGACAGACCTACACAATGCTAAAAAGCGACTGCAAGACCAACTCGACAAGAAAGCCAAATCTAAAGACTATGCGGATCTGCTCAAGGTGTCAGGAGAGAAAGACAACCGAGAACGGGATTTTCGAGATCTACAACAATGGGATTAATGAACGATTTGTTTGTTTTCATTGTAGAAAGCCTAAAAATGTTTTATAATTTGCTTGGGTCATTGCACCCAGAATTTAGTGATTCTTCTTTATAGCCCTAGAAATAGGGCTTTTTTTTGGGTGCGATATGAAAGAAAAAGGTATGTCAATAATGATCGGTCTGCTAGGCAAAGAGCCTAAGATGGCTGAGAAGTCCGAGGGCGGTCTATTAGAGTCCGATACCGAGTCTTGCCCACTATCTACTGTTGATGCCGATATAAACAAGGGCAACAAGAAGAAAGCCATTTTGACTGCCAATTATGGGGCGCGCAAAGATGGTGAGGGCAAGTGCAAAGCCTGCGAATACTACGAAACAGGCGAAGAAATGACTAAGTGCGGAGTTGGTAAAGGCATGGGTCATTGTGCTATATTCGACTTTGTATGTTCCGATGAAAATGGCTGTCAGGCTTGGGAAGCTGTCGGTGAGGAAGAAGAATACGAGGAGGAAGAATGAAACAGGGTCTCTACAGTAATATCGCAGCAAAGAGAAAACGGATTAAAGAAGGATCAGGCGAGAAGATGAATAAGCCTGGTAGCAAAGCAGCACCTTCCGCAGCAGACTTTAAACAAGCAGCTAAAACTGCTAAACCTTACAAAAAGAAATCTTGAGATTAGGGATAATAATCCCATATAGAGACAGAGAGGCGCATCTAAAAAAGATGCTACCTCATACTGTCTCATTCTTTCGTAGAAATACCGACATAGAACCCTTGTTTGTTCTAGCCGAACAAGACGATGATCTACCTTTTAACCGAGGCGCAATAGTCAATCACGCTTACGCAGCTTGTGCAGGCATGATCGATTATGTGTGTTTTCACGATGTAGACTATATGCCAATGTGGGCAGACTACACAGAACCTAACCTACCAAGCAGAATAGTCTGGTATGGCATGGATAAACGACCAGTAGGACATGGCACAGACAGAGCAGTATGCGCCCAACGCTACGGATTAGCAGCAGTCGCAGTCATGCGGAAGTGGCATTTTGAAGCCTGTAATGGATACTCCAATACTTATTGGGGATGGGGCTACGAGGACACAGACCTCGCTAAGAGGCTCGAATCAGTCGGGATACCCCTAGGGTACAAGGATGGTACTTTTATCGCCCTAGACCACGATTCTAACGGCTACGATGCCAACGGAGAGTCCGAGGCAAGCAAGGCAAACGCAGAAAGATTTAAGCATAGGGTTTACCCTGATATGGTAGATGGACTAAGTACATTAGGTGCTACAGTTGTTTCTATAAAACAACATATGGCAAGAGGCATGGCAGACGGAGAAGAAGCACCTTTGTTATGGTGCAAATACAACCTAGAGGATCTCTATGAACAAGGCACAGAAGAAAATCGGTAAAGTAATGGGCGAGTACAAAGAAGGAAAGCTACATTCTGGCAAGGGCGGTAAGGTTGTTAAGAACCCCAAGCAAGCTATGGCAATTGCTATGTCAGAAGCCGGTAAGTCTATGCGAGTCAAGAAGTGAAAATCCGAGAGGCTGCTGGAGTATTGGAAAGAATTGGTGTAGCAGGGTATAACAAACCCAAAAAGACACCTAGCCACCCTACTAAAAGCCATGTAGTCGTGGCAAAAGAAGGCGATAAGGTAAAGACCATCCGATTTGGTCAGCAAGGGGTTAAAGGTGCTGGTAAAAACCCTAAGACAGCAGAGCAAAAGGCTAGAAAAAAATCTTACTACGCTAGACATAACGCACAAGACCCAAACCCAGATAAATTATCTGCTCGGTATTGGTCTCATAAAGTTAAGTGGTGATATATGCCAGGACTATTAGACTTACTTATGCCTCAAAAACAGCCCACAAGCGGTTTGTTAAATGTGCCATCAGGATTTGATGAACAAGGCTTTCAAAATTGGATTAGAAATACAGATTGGTTTAAAGAATTTGTAAAAGAATACAAAGAAGAACCAGACCTAAACACTTCTGATTACGATTACAGAAAAGCATGGTTAAGTGGCATTGTTCCTGAGAGAGACCCATACGATCAAAATAGATACCATTGGGCATCTTCTACAAATACAGGAGAGATGCTAAAAGCATTAGATCATCCAACTGCTTGGAAAGAGTATTTCATGCGAGACTATGGTGCAAATCCAGATTCTCTAGGAATTACAAAGCAGATGTACGAAAACATGATTTTTAATGCAGAGTAGTAATGTATAAATCTGTTGTAGAATAGCAACATCATCAACCATCAACCCCTAGGGAATGGAATGGAAAACTCTACAGAAAACAATAATCTACAAGTTGAGCCAACTAATAAAGGTGGCGCACCTACAGGCAACCAGAATGGTAAAAAGGGAAAGCTCTTTTACGATGCATTGAGACTAGCCTTAGTACAAGAGGATCGAAAGAAACTCAGGAACATTACCGAGAAGTTAGTCAAGTCAGCAGAAGCCGGAGAGCCTTGGGCAATCAAGGAAGTCATGGACAGGATAGATGGTAAGCCTGTCAACACTACCGAACTAAGCAATGCAGAAGGTGGAATCTTTAAGATGGTGGTCGCTTGGGAGAAGTAGAGTACGCAGACGATGAGGTAAAACGAGTCGTTATCCCTTACAAGCCAAGAGAACCTCAGTTACAGATACATGAGGCGATGGAGAACAATCGTTTCGTAGTGGTAGTGGCACATAGGCGTATGGGTAAGACAGTAGCAGCACTCAATGCGCTAATTAAAGCAGCGATGGAAAACGATAAGCCTAACCCTAGGTACGCAATCATTAGTCCAACATACTCACAAAGTAAGCGAGTAGCTTGGGATTACCTTTTAGAGTTTGTAAGACCACTAGATGCTACAGCTAATATTGCTGAACTTAGGGTGGACTTCTTTGGTAGACGAATACAGTTATACGGATCAGATAACCCAGACTCTTTGCGCGGGCAATATTTTGACGGAATAGTGCTAGACGAAATTGGCGATCAGAATCCTAAGATATGGAATGAGATCATCAGACCGGCTCTTGCAGACAGAAAAGGGTCGTGCTTGTTTATTGGCACACCAAAGGGCAATAACCACTTCAAGGACTTGTTTGACAGAGCAGGCAAAGAAGAAGGATGGGCAGCACTACAGTTTAAGGCAAGCGAAACAAAGCTAATAGATGAACAAGAGTTATGGTCTGCCAGAAAAGAAATGGGAGACGATAAGTACAACCAAGAGTTCGAGTGTTCATTTTCGGCTGCTGTGGAGGGAAGCTATTACGGAAAACTTCTCAACGAGGCAGAAGAAAAAGGTAGGATGTGCAATATAGATCGAGATGATCTATGTAGAACTTATGTGGCTTGGGATTTGGGCATGGGTGATAGCACAGCGTTGTGGGTGGCACAGGCAACAGGACAAGAAGTAAGACTACTAAACTATGTAGAGAATCATGGTCAAGGACTCGATTGGTATGTCAACTGGCTAAAAGATAATAAGTGGGAGAAAGCAGAGCAACTCCTACCACACGATGTAGAAGTAAGAGAACTAGGCACAGGCAAGAGCAGATTGGAAGTGTTGAGAGAAGCTGGACTAGATGTTCGGGTTCTGCCAAGACTTTCTGTAGATGATGGTATTCAAGCAGTCCGTAGACTCCTACCGAGATGTTGGTTCAATATGCCACAGGTAAAGCAAGGGCTAGACTGTCTTAGGAACTATAGGCGCGATTATGATGAAAAGCGTAATGTCTTTTTTGACAAGCCAATGCACGACTGGGCAAGTCATGGATCAGACTCGTTTAGGTATCTAGCATTAGGAATGGAACAAAACACTACTTGGTCGCAACCGATAACAGTAAAAACTTCATGGATCGTATAAATGGATGAACAAAAACTAAAGGTCATTCTCGAAGCAGAGATAGACGATTCTATCGGCTATGTAGAGACCGAGACAGTAGAGCAACGCACAAAGGCGATCAACTACTACAATCGTTACGAGTATGGTAACGAGATAGATGGTCGTTCTAAGATCGTAACAGGCGAAGTAGCCGAGGTCGTAGATGGTGCTTTACCTCAACTTATGCGTATCTTTGCTGGATCAGACGAATTAGGTCGGTTCGAGCCAAGGATGCCAGGAGACGAGGAGTTTGCCAAGCAAGCTACCGAACTTACAAACTATGTGTTCTTCAACGATAACGATGGTGTTATCCTCATGCATAACTGGATGAAGGATGCACTTCTACAGAAGAACGGAATCGTTAAGTATTGGTGGGAGGATAGCGAAGATCCTACTAAGGAAGAATACAAAGGTCTAAACGCAGAAGAACTAACACTTCTGTTTGCTGATAATGAGATGGAACTTATTAGCCAAGAGACCGAGGAAGTCGGCATAGACCCAATGGGTATGCCTATCCTTTCTTACAATGTAGTCATCAAGAAGAAAAAAGAAGTCGGCAAGGTCTGTGTAGAGAATGTGCCACCAGAGGAGTTCTTAATCGCCAAGCGCGATAAGAGCATCAAGAACGCCAAATTTGTCGCACATCGCACAGTTAAGACACGATCAGACTTAATCGCTATGGGCTATCCACAAAAGCAAGTGGACAAGATGCCAGCGTACAACGACCTTACTTATACTCCTGAAAGAGTAGCAAGGTACAGCGCAGGCGAGATGCCAGACGAGACACAAAGCCTAGACTTTACGATGCAAGAAGTAGAGTTGTTCGAGTGCTATATTCGTACCGACTTTGATGGTGATGGGATTGCAGAACTCCGCAAGGTAGTTTATGCAGGCGATCAGATTATTGACAACGAGGAAACAGATCACATTCCCTTTGCAAGCATCTGCCCTATTCCTATGCCACACAAGTTCTTTGGTCAGAGTCTAGCCGACAGAGCAATGGACATACAGCTTATTAAGTCTACGATTACTCGTCAGATCCTAGATAACTTGTACCTTACCAATATGCCTAGGGTTACAGCCCTAGATGGACAAGTAAACCTAGATGACCTACTAACCACATCACCAGGCGGTGTAGTGCGGATTAAGTCTCAAGGTGCGGTTCAGCCATTATCTGTACCGGCAACAGCATCACAGTCGTTCCCAATGCTAGATTACATGGATCAAGTATTGCAGAAGCGCTCAGGTGTTACTTCTACAAGCCAAGGCATAGATCCTAACATTCTACAAAACACCACAGCCACAGCGATTGCAGCAATGCAACAAGCAGGCTCTGGGCGTATAGAGATGATTGCTAGAATATTTGCAGACACAGGTGTAAAAGACTTATTTGCAGGCATATTCCACTTAATCCTAAAGTATCAGGACAAGCCAAGGGTCATTCGTTTACGAGGCAAGTATGTCTCTATCGACCCAAGAGAGTGGAAGAACAACTACGATGTAACAGTCAATGTCGGTCTAGGCACAGGTAGCCAAGATCAGAAGATGGCGATGGCAGCGATGGTTATGCAAAAACAAGAGCAGATTCTACAGACTCAAGGCTTTGCTAATCCGTTAGTAAGCGTAGGTCAGTATCGCAATACACTTGGTAAGTTTATCGAGGCAGCAGGGTACAAAGACTCAATGGAGTTTTTCAAAGAGATTCCACCAGAGCTAGACCAACAGTTGTCTCAGCCACAGCCACCACAACAACAGCCTAACCCTGCGTTAGATATGATGATGCAACAGGCACAGGCACAGATCGAAACAGACAGAGCCAAAGCAATTAACGAGATTGAGATTGCCAAGGCTAAAGCACAAGCCTCTATCCAACTCGAAAGAGAGAAGGCAGCAGCTAACCTAGAACTCAAGACAGCAGAGTTCCAAGCAGAGGCTCAGTTAAAAGCAGCACAAGTCGGTGCTAAATTAACAGGTGATGTCAGGATACCTGGATGAATACAACCGACAGAGCTAAAACATTATTAGGCGATGAGTTTTTCCAAGAGCTATTACAGGCTCAGAAAGACTCATTCAAGTCGTATATCTTTAGTTCTGCCGAGCATGATGTAGAAGGTAGAGAAAGAGCCTTAGTTAAACTAAAGGCACTAGAAGAATTTGAAGCATCTATTCAATCAATCGCACACAATGGCGAAATTGAAAAGAAGCGAGTTAAGATTTTTTAACAACCATAGAGGTCGAAAATGAGTGAAAACACCAACCCACAAGGGAGTGTAGACAATTCTGTATCAGGTGCAGCTAATGCATTTATGTCTTTTCTTGAACCACAAGCGGAGGAGGCGCAAGCCCAACCAGAACCTAGTGAGGCAGAGTATTCTGCCGAGTCCGAGGAGCAAGATGTAAGTGCAGAAGAAGCTGAAAGCCAAGAAGAAGAAGTAGAGGAACTCCCTAAATACCGAGTTAAAGTCTCTGGTGAAGAAGTGGAAGTTAGCCTTGATGAGCTTTTGAATGGTTACAGTAGGACTGCCGATTATCAGAAGAAAACTCAATCTTTAGCGGAACAACGAAAGGCTGTAGAAGCTGATCGAGTAAAGATTGATGAAGCAGCAAAGACTAGAGAAACATATGCCCAACGACTCCAAGTCATTGAACAATTGTTACAGCAACAAGATCAAAGCCAAGACCTAGCATCACTCAAGGCAGAAGATCCGATTGCTTACGCAGTTGCAATGGGAGAGAAGATGGAAAGAGATAAGCAGTTGCAGGCGGTGCAGATGGAAAGACAGCGAGTTCACCAAGAACAGCAGTCTTATACACAAGCACAGTTGCAAAAGCATATCCAAGCAGAGCAGGCAAAACTTGTAGAGGCTATCCCAGAGTTTAAGGATGATGTGAAAGCCGAAGTAATCCGTAGAGACATTCGCAATTATGCAAAGGCTCAAGGATTCTCAGATCAAGAACTGTCTCAGGTTTACGATAGTCGCGCTGTACTAGCCCTCTATAAAGCAGCACAGTACGATAAGTTGATGGCAAACAAGGGTGTTACTTCTAAGAAAGTAGCTACTGCTCCAAAGACGATTCGACCAGGAACTTCTAATCCGCAGAGTTCTGATAATGAAGCATTAAAAAAAGAAAGAGCTGCATTACGCCAATCTGGCAATAAAAAGGATGCAGTTCGTTTATTTGAACGATTTTTATAAAGGAATTTAATCATGGCAGCATATGATCGCTATACCGCTATTGGAGCTAGGGAAGACTTGACGGATGTCATCTATGATATATCGCCAACAGATACGCCCATCATGTCATCCATTGGCAAAACCAAAGCAACTTCCGTTAACCACGAATGGCAGACTGATGCCCTCGCAGCAGCTACCACTTCCAACGCATTAGTTGAAGGTGCAAGTGCTTCTGAGGCAACAATCACCCCAACCACACGCCTTGGCAACCTTACACAGATCGTTGGTAAGACTGTTATGGTTTCTGGTACTCTCTTGGCTTCTGACCTTGCTGGTCGTAAGTCTGAGATGGCTTACCAGTTGGCTAAGGCTTCTGCTGAGATCAAGCGTGATATTGAGACAATCATTACCGCTAATCAAGCTCAAGCTGCAGGTACATCTGGCTCTGTAGCTCGTAAGATGAGTTCGTTGTTGTCTTACATCAAGACAAACACCAACAAATCTGCTGGCACAACTGCTGGTGTAGATCCAACAACAATCGGTGTTTCAGTTCGTACCGATGGTACAACTCGTACCTTTACTGAGACCATCCTCAAGGATGTTATCAGCAAGGTATTCGTTAGTGGTGGTACGCCTTCCGTATTGATGGTATCGCCTGCTCTCAAGCAGACAGTATCTGGCTTCACAGGTTTGGCAGCACAACGCTATCAAGTGCCTACGAATGGTCAAGCAACCATCCTAGCCGGTGCTGATTTATATCAGTCCGACTTTGGTGTATTGCAGATTGTTCCTAACCGCTTTATGCGTACTCGTGATGCCCTCGTACTCGATCCTGAGTATGCAGCATTAGCGTACCTCCGACCATTCCAAACCAATGATATTGCTAAAGTTGGCGATGCTGACAAGAAGCAAATCTTGGCTGAATTGACCTTGGAAGTTCGCAACGAAGCTGCTCATGGTGGCGCATTTGACTTATCTGCTTGATATTAAGTAGATAATAAGTAGAATAGAGGGTAGACAAAATCTACCCTCTTTTCTATGATCGTTTACATTATGGGAGGTCTGGGCAACCAGATGTTCCAATACGCAGCAGGATACGCAGTTGCTAAGACATTAGGGGAAACCCTAGAGTTGAACACAACATTTTATGAAGTAAACAAAAATAGACAGTATGAACTAGGTGTTTTCCCTATATCGTTTCATGTAACAGATAATTTTGCGGAATCAATAAAGGAAAGACAACATAGTTACCAAGAGATCACCAAGTCAGGAATGATGGTGGGCTACTGGCAGACAGAGAAATACTTTGATTGTGTAGAAGATGAGATCCGCAAGGAGTTCTATTTACCCAAGGCAGAGATAGACGATAACATGGTGGCAGTAACAGTCCGTAGGGGCGATTATTTGAGCCTACCAGATGTTTTCGTACAGTTGGATGAGGCTTACTATAGGGAGGCTAGAAAGAACTTCCCTAACAGCGTTTTTGTGGTTTTCTCAGATGACCCTGAGTGGTGTGTAGAGAATCTAGAATGGGCTGATATGGTCATGCCTTGTAGCAATCCTGTGCAAGATTTAGCGTTGCTTTCTTCCTTTAAAAACCATATCATAGCGAATAGCTCGTATGGATGGTGGGGTGCTTGGCTTGCTAAAGGAAACAAAGTAGTAGCACCGAAAAAGTGGTTCACCAATGGGCTAGACCATAGCGACATTATTCCTGAAAGGTGGATCAAACTGTGAAGAAATATTTAGAAACTGTAGATGGTGAAATTCGTACAGCATTATCGGATGGCGATGGTGGGATTATTATTCACTCGCAGACCGATTTAACGGATTTTGCAGAGCATACAAAAGCGCAGTACAACAACAATCCTGGCAAAACAGGATGGTCAGGCGAAGTGTTTGACCCAAAGAACAAGATAGCAGAATTACCCCTAGCAATTATTAATGATCTGAACGCTAAAGGCATTATGCGTGGCTTTCATATCCAAGACCCTAAAGCCCTCAAGAAATGGCTAAATGACCCCGATAATAGGGTGTTTAGAACCAGAGGGGGTGAGGTATGAGAATCGCTATTTGTATCCCTGCTAGAGGGCAAATGGAGGTTGCTACAGCGTTTGATTTGGTGGCAATGTGTGCGTATACCATTAAGACCACAAAACACGATATAGACCTGTTTACGAGTGCTGGAACGCTAATATTTGACCAGCGCAATAGTTTAGTTAAGACAGCACTAGAAATAAAAGCAGATTATCTACTATTTGTAGATGCTGATATGCGGTTTCCAAAGGACACACTCAAGATCCTCATGGCTTACGATAAGGATATTATCGGAGTCAATGCGACAACACGATCTGAGCCTGTCAAACCGACAGCCAAAAACTTCAAGATAAGCGAAGTGGATGGATCTGTCGATTGGTTTCCTATTTATTCCAATACAATGTCAGGAATCAGTAAAGCTGATGGCATTGGCTGCGGAGTAATGCTGGTTAAAACCAAAGTATTTAAGGCAATGGAAGAACCTTATTTCTATTTTGAGCAACTTGGTAACAACAAAATACTAGGTGAGGATATTTACTTCTGCATTAAGGCAAAAGACGCAGGATTTGATACTTGGGTAGATCACGATCTATCTAAAGGCATCCGGCACATCGGGCAGTATGTCTATGGCTGGGATAACATCGAAATACCAAAAGAGTAAGAGAGATTATGGCTTATACAAACTTTACCGATCTCAAAGCATCGGTGGCTAACTACTTAGGTCGATCAGACTTAACCTCGGTTATCCCCGACTTTATTAGCTTTGCAGAGCTACGCATGGCAAGAGACCTACGCACTCGGCAGATGTTAGAGTCAGCTACAGCATTAACAGTAAGTGGTGATGGCAAGGTAGCCCTACCTACAGATTTCTTAGAGATTCGTGATTTGCATATCCAAGGCAACCCAAGATACCCTATTACCTTTATGTCTCCTAGTCTGTTTACTAGGGATGCTCCGGCAGACGAGAGTGGCAAACCAATTTATTACACAATCCTGGCAAGCGAGTTTGAATTAGCACCAAAGCCAGACACAGCGTATACATTGGAGATCCTCTACTATGCTAAACCTACTGTACTGTCTACTGGTAATGCAAGCAATGTATTTCTTGCTAATTATCCAGATGCTCTCCTCTATGCCTCTCTTTTAGAAGCAGAGCCATACTTAATTAACGATGCAAGAAGTCAGACATGGGCAACCCTGTACGACAGAGCAATTAAAAACATATCCGATGCAGACCAAAATAGCGAGTATTCGGGTGTTCCATTACAAATGCGCGTAACCTCACGATAAGGAAATACCATGGCTGAAATGTCAAACTACCTAGAGAACGCACTAATCAATGCAACTCTACGAGCAACAACTTTTACCTCTCCTGCAACAGTCTATGTTGGTCTTTATACAGCAGACCCAACAGATGCTGGTACAGGCACAGAGGTAAGTGGTGGATCGTATGCTCGCCAATCAGTAACTTTTGGTGCGCCGAGCAATGGTGTATCTACAAACTCTGCTGCGGTAGAGTTTCCACAATGCACATCGACTTGGGGAACTGTAAGCCATATTGGAATATTGGATGCAAGCACAAGCGGTAATCTGTACTACCATACAGCACTAGACAGTTCTAAAACAATAGAAACAGGAGATGTATTTAAGATCGCAATCGGTAATCTATCAGTTACCTTAGCTTAATATGTCTACTATTGTTACCAGAGCCGGTAAAGGCTCTCCGCTTACCCATGTAGAGGTAGATGCTAACTTTACCAATCTTGATACAGACAAAGTAGAAAAGACTGCTGCTGCTATTACAGGCGGCACAATCAATGGCACTACTATCGGTGCTACTACCCCATCTACTGTAAACGCTACTACGATTACAGGACAGACAGGAGTGTTAAGGGGTACTGGAAGTAATTTAATATTAAATTCTCAAGGAATTGGCGGTACTAGCTGGGTTAATTCTGGAACAGCAACAAGCACGCAAAATAGTGCAGTAGCCCCTGATTTAACAACAACAGCAAGCACAATAACAAGCGCATCTAATTTAACATTTGGAGGCAATAATACAAGAAGTGCTTCTACTAATATTGTTAGTGGTACTACTTATACTGCTTCTTGCTATGTTAGATTAGGAACTGCTACTACTTGTAGCATTGGACTAAGAGATAACTCAACAGGAACTGTTGTTAGTTCAACAACTACAACTGCTGGTTCTTGGGTAAGACTTACGGCAACAATTACATACGGCTCATCAACAACTAGCACAGTTTTAATTCTTGGTAATGCTGATGGAACATTTTTTGCTTGGGGCGCACAATTAGAACTAGGCTCAACCGCCAACACCTACATCCCCACAACCACTACAGCAGTCTACGGAACTCCTACCCTATCCTTTAGTGGAGTATCTGAAATAGGTTTACTGTCTACTGGTGCATTGTATTTACAACCAGCAGGAACAGGCGCATTACAAGCACAAGCTACTACATCTACTACAGCAGGTGGTAATGCTAGGGGTACTAATGCTGTTGATTGGCAGACAAGTAGAAGTGCGGCAAGTCAAGTAGCAAGTGTTATTTCATCCGTAATTGGCGGTGGTGCAAACAATACCAATACAGGCACTTATTCGTTTGTTGGTAGTGGCTTTCAAAATACTAGTTCCGCAAATGGTGCAGGTGTAGTTTCTGGTGCAACCAATACAGCATCAGGACAATACGCATTTGTTGGCGCAGGAGTTTTAAACACAGCAACAGGATTTTATGGTTTTGTTGGCAATGGAAATAGAAACAGTACAACTTCAAATTCTGCGGTAACTACTCAAAGCGGCACAATGAACGCTACGACTGCCGTAACGCTGTCAGGTTCAAACGCTAACATTAAAGTAGGTCAATACATATCAGGCACTTCAATAGCTAATGATACTTATGTAGCCGCCATATCAGGAACAAGTCTTACCCTTTCCCAAAATGCATCAGGTTCATCTACAAGCACTCTATCTTTCTTTACTCCTCATGGAGTAGTAGTAGGCGGTGGTAATAACCAAGCTACAGGTAGTTATTCATTTATCGGTGGTGGTGGTGATGCTGGAACTGCGGCTAATAGGAATGTGGCTAGTGGTGATTGGAGTACAGTAGGTGGTGGTCAGTCTAATACAGCATCAGGCATTGGTTCTGTCGTAGCTGGTGGTGGAACATTTGGTAGCGGTGGGTCAGGTAATACAGCGAGTGGAGTTGGTTCTGCCATATTAGGCGGTTGGGGAAATACCGCAAGTGGAACAGGTGCAAGCGTTATAAGCGGAAATAATAATACTTCAAACGCAAGCAGAACAACAGTTTTAGGTTCTTTAGCAAGCGCAAGAGCTATAAATGGTATTTTTTCAATGCAACCTTGTAATAGCCCAATATCAGCTAGTGGTGGCATTAATCAAACATCTATTTTAGTTCTTGCTAGACAAACAACCGATGCTACCGCTACAGCCTTAGCATCTGATTCATCAGCCGCAGGAACAACAAACCAAGTAATACTACCTAACAACTCTGCCTATTTATTTAAAGCTACTGTTATTTCTAATGTAACAGGCGGTGGCAATACATCTGCATGGAAACTAGAAGGTGCTATCAAGCGTGGTGCTAATGCGGCTTCTACAACGATTGTAGGTTTAGTTACTACGACTTTACTAGCACAAGACGCAGGTGCGGCAACATGGGCTATAGCGGCTACGGCAGACACTACAAATGGTGGATTACGCATTACCTTTACTGGACAGGCTAGTACGACTATACGAACAGTCTGCAAGGTAGAAACGACAGAAGTAACTTTTTAAGGAGAATTAAATGGCATTAAAGCTATCAGTACAAACCCAATTTGGCGTACCAGCCCCACAAGCCTACGCACGAATCACGAATTTCTTTGGCACTAAAGACCAAATCCAAGTGCAAGTCGCTATTCATTATGATGAGTCGGCAAGGCATGGCAACATGGCTACAGTCAAAGAAAACGCACACTACATCGCTATGGAAGATTTAAAGGGTGATTTAATCCCAGCTATATATGAGGTTCTAAAGACTTATAGCGATTACGAAGGCGCAGAGGACTGCTGATGGCTTTTGCAGACCAATATGTCGTATATGGATATTGGGATATAGGATATTGTGTAGGTGATGTAACCCCTACAGAAGCAAATGGATCTATTAATTGTGTAGCCTCTGTTACTGTACTTGGAAGTAAAGTTCAATCTGCTAACGCTAGTATTACAGCAAATGCAACCATAGATATTATTAGTACAAGAGTACGAGATTTTAGTGGTTCTATATCTGCTAGTGCAACAATAACAGCAAATGCAATTAGACAAAGACTAGCAAACTGTGAAATTCTATGTGTAACGACAGTTAGTACACTTGGTAATGTAGACTTTTCTGGCAACGCTAGTGTTAACGCATTGGCTAACATAGCGTGTTATGCAAACGCAGTATTTTCTGCTTTAGGTTCTGTTTCTAACACTTCTACAGTAAGTTGCCTGGGCAGAATATTAGGCGATAATTGGACAGGCGAGACAGCAGGAACAGAGGCTTGGACAGGTATAGCACCTAGTACGACAGTTTGGACAGTATCATCGGAAGGCTCAGAGCCTTGGACAGGAACAACACCAACATCGACTACTTGGACTACAAGTTCTGGTAGTAATAATTCATGGGTAAATAATTAATGGCAATCAGCAGAATAACATTCGGAGAATGGACACCAGATCAGCCAGGCATTACTAATGGTCTAAGGAGAGCAGAGAATGTTTACTCTAAGGCAGTAGGCTATGGTGCATTGCCTACAGTAGTAAATTACTCGGCATCCGCATCCGAAAACCTAAACAATGTAGTGGCAGGAAAAACAACTGCAGGAGCTACATTAGTATTTGCTGGTGGCTCTACAAAGTTATTTAAGTTAGATTCTGCGGATTTGTCTTTAGACAATGTGTCAAAATCTGGCAACTATACGACACCTACAGATCAACGATGGAAGTTTACGCAATTTGGTAATGTCATTGTTGCAGCTAACGGATTCGATAGATTACAAGGATTTAATTTAAATAGTTCTTCTTTGTTTGCAAACCTAGCAGCAGATGCACCAGAGGCGCGATATGTAACTGTAGTCCGAGACTTTGTAGTATCTGGCTATCAATCTAGTTATCCAAATAGGGTTCAATGGTCAGCATTGGGAGATGAGTCTAGTTGGACAGCTTCCGCTACGACCCAAGCAGATTTTCAAGATATTCCTGATGGTGGCTCTGTAGTCGGTGTTACAGGTGGTGAATATGGTCTAGTCTTTATGGATCGTTCTATCCATCGGATGTCTTATGTTGGCAGTCCTCTTGTATTCCAGTTCGACAACATTAGTCGTAATTTAGGATGCTATGAGGCTAACTCGATTATCCAGTATGGTGGAACATCATTCTTCTTAGGCGATGATGGCTTTTATGCCTGCGATGGTCAAAATGTAGTGCCGATTGGTAACGAAAAAGTAAACCGATTCTTTTTTGACAATGTAGATGAAGGTATTTTGTACCTTATGTCGGCAGCAGTAGATCCAACAAAGAAACTTATTATTTGGGCATATGCCTCTAACAGTTCTGCAACTGCTGATAGCTTGTTAATTTATAACTATCAGACTCAGCGTTGGACTAGCGGAACAACTACTGTAGATAGAGTTGCATCTACATCAACCCCTGCGGTTACATTAGAAGGGTTAGATGTCTATGGAACATTAGAAACAATCCTTACTACCTTTGATAGCCGAATTTGGCTTGGTGGAAAACTACAATTAGCCGGTGTAGATGGTGCAAAAATTGTTACTTTTTCAGGTGCTAACGCTACAGCGTACATAGAAACAGGCGATATAGAAGTGCCAGGCGCAACCTCATCTATTACATTAGTAAAACCTACTGTTGAGGGTGGCTCTGGTAGCGTGGCTTTGCTATCTCGTAGGCTTTTAACAGAGTCCACAGTATTTGGCTCTCAGACTGCAGCAGATGCCGAAAATAGAGTGTCTGTGCGTGGTATTGGTCGCTATCATCGTCTACAATTAACCCCTACAGGTAGTTGGACATCCGCAGTTGGAATGGACATCGATTTAAGCCCTCTAGGAACTAGATAATGTTTAGAGCATTACCCCCATTTGGTAGCGATCCTCGCGGAGTAGCCGAGGTAGTCAATGGGATTATGAATGGCAAGACAAACAATACAGGGTCGGTAACTCTAGCGACAGGCGGTGCATCTACTACAACAATTACAGATGCTCGTATTGGTGTAGATTCTGTCATTCTGTTGATGGCTACAGACGATGTATCAGCTACATCGTATTACCCTTATTTAGCGGTACAAGACGATACAGACCAAGCTGCGACAACAACTACAGCAGCCAATATTATGTCGTTTAGCACTACAGACTATGCATTAGGTGCAAGTCTAGTAACTAGTACGAAACTAACAGCAGGTTACTCTGGACTCTACAACATTCAGTTTAGTGTGCAGTTTAAAAGCACAGTTAATGATCCTGAGTTTGTAGATGTATGGTTTAGAAAAAATGGTACTAATGTAGCAGCATCAAACAGTAAATTTGGTATCTCACAAAGAAAAAGTGCAGGCGTTCCAAGTCATATGATTGGCTCATTAAACTTTTTTATTGGTTTAGAGAAAAACGATTATGTAGAGTTAGCTTGGAGACCATCTGATATTGGTGTAACGATTGAGCATTTTGGTACAGATACTTCACCTACTAGACCAGCAACACCTAGCATCATAGCCACAATGAGTTATCTATCATCGAATGGCTATACCAGTAATCTTTTTACAATGCCTTATATATCAGCAGTAACCAACGGAAGTGCCACTATTAGCCATCCAGCTAATACAGTATCAGGCATGAATTATAAATACATCATCGTAGGATAAAACTATGGCAACAACTACACAAACCTCATCAGTAGATCCAGCGTTACTACCATACCTTACCCAAGGTTTGCAAAGGGCGCAGAGTCTATTCTTAACAGGACAGCAACCTGAGTTCTTTCCTGGACAGACCTATGTAAGCCCATCGGCTGCGACTACTGAGTCGATTGCACAACAGGAAGCTATTGCTCGCCAACAGTCTCCTGTTCTACAACAAGCTCAACAGGCTTATACATCATCTTTAGGTCAAGTTGGACAGACTGCTGCCGGTGGGTTCTTAAACGCTAATCCTTACCAACAAGCGATGATGGAGGCAGCTACTCGCCCACTAACCCAACAGTTTAGCCAATCCGTATTGCCAGGCATTTCGAGCCTTTACAGCCGTTCTGGTCGTTTGGGTAGCGGTAGTATGGAAAGAGCCTTGGGAACTGCTACAGAGGCTTATGGGCGGTCTCTAGGGGATATTACAGCCAATATCGCAGGATCACAGTACCAACAAGAAAGAGGACTACAGCAACAGGCTCAACTAGCCCAAGCTCAGTTGGCTGGTGCAGCACCTAGCTTTTATGGTCAACAATTCCTACCTTCTCAGACACTAGCTCAAGTGGGCGCGCAACAAGAGGCAATCTCTGCACAACCTCTACAAGAGCAATTGGCTCGTTACCAGTTTGGACAACAGTTACCCTATCAGCAATTACAAGGGTATCTGTCATCGGTATATGGCACTCCATTAGGAAGTTATGGAACACAAACCACAAATGCACCTACCTATCAGAATCGTGGTGCAGGCATCTTGGGCGGTGGTATAGCTGGCGGTCTAGGTGGTTACGCACTAGGTCAAGCGTTCCCAACTCAAATCGGTGGTACTTATGGTGCATTAGGCGGTGCAGCACTCGGTGGATTATTAGGCGGTTACTTCTGATAGTAGAAAAACTAACCCTACATCGTTTAGAGGAGTTTTTTGAACTAGTTACCAAGATGGTAGCCGAGGCAGAGTTTGCTTACGCAATACCAGAAAAGCACAAGATTCTACATTTATTTAAGAATCCTAATGCAGTCGGATTTATCGCAATAGAACACAACAGAATTGTTGGGTTTATATCGGGTCTAGCCCATGAGTATTTCTTTAGTAATCGTAAAAGAGTAAGTGATCTAGGATTCTTTGTATTACCTGAGTATCGAGGTAGTAGAGCAGCACTTAAACTAGTAAAATCACTAGAAACATGGGCTAAAGATATGGGTGCAGATGATCTGCACTTAGGACAAACAACAGCAGTAGACATGGATAAAACCAGACAGTTTTATGAGAGACTAGGTTATAAAACTGTTGGCTTTAATACAGTCAAACACTTAAAGGATTAATTATGTGCGGTGGATTCGTAGGAGATTTTGTAGAAAATACTGTGAGTTCTGCTAGTGATGTTGTAGGAAATCAATTACAAGAAATAGTAGATGATCCTGTAAAAGCTGCTGCTAAAGTTGCTGCCGTTGCTAGTGGAAACGCATGGGCATTACCTATTATTGAAGGTGTAGACACAATAGAAGAAGGTGGAACTATAGGAGAAGGTCTTTTATCTGCCGGTAAGTCTTATGCAGGACAACAGATTGGTGCTGAATTAGGTAGTCAATTTGGTGGTGGTGGGTATGGCACAGGCGAAGATTTTGATATGGGTGGTGGGGCAAACTATAATCTTACAGGCGAAGATTTCAATATGGGAGGCTCGCTTGGTGATGCTGATGTGCAACCAGGCGGTTTTTATGGTGGCGGTGAAGCACCACAGGCAACCATCATTCCTGGAGAACTAGGCGATATTATTCTAGATGCAAATGGTAATGTAATTACATCATCTGGATCTGACATACTACCAGCACCAAGCACTTTTAACATATCGCCAAGTCAAGCATTACAAGCACTAAGAGGTGCTAGTGGTTTATTAGGTAAACGACAACCACAAGCAATACCACAAATGCAGATGGGTGGTAGAACACAAATGCCTCAAGGAGCAGTAGATTACTCTGGCATTTATAACTTATTGGCTCTACAAAGAGCAAGAAATCCAAATTCTTTACTAGGATAAATTATGGCAATTGATCTATCAGCTTTATTCGGACAACAACCAGACTATTCTCAGTTTATTAGTCCTGCTGAGACACAAAGGATGCAGTCTGGTGCTGGTCAGCAAGCCTTACTAAACGCTGCTATTGCTTTACTAGGATCGTCTGGACAAACAAGACAACCTATCAGCACAGGACAGGCTTTAGGTGGTGCTTTGGGCGCAGCCTCAGAAGGTTATAACCAATCGTTTGATCGTAATCTAAAGCAAATGTTAACTGGTATGCAGTTGGGTGAGTTTTCTAGAAAACAAAAGCAAGCAAAAGAAATAGAACAAATTAGAAAGGGTGCTTTTACTCCTACTGTAACAGTAGCTCCTGGAATGTCATCCCAAGATCCAATGGTAGCTAAAATGATGGAAGAAAATCTATTAATGGGTGATGTAGGTTTGCAATCATTAGCTAGATCAGGTAATTTTCCAGTTCAAGGAAAACCACAAGAAATTACAACACCACAAGTTTCGCAAGAATTTGACATAAAAAAATTGGTAAGTGGGCTAATGGGTGCTGGTTATATAGACGAAGCAAAAAAATATGCACCAGAATATTTAACTGCTGGAGATTCTGTTTATCAAAAAAACATTACTGGTGGTTTAACACCTGTAATTAATAATCAAGGAAAACTAACTGGTGATTTTGGTAATTATGCAAAACTGTTTTATGGATCAGACAAAGTATCTGATCTTCCAAAAGGTGCTAGTCAAAATATAGTTCAATACATTAACAAAGGACAAGCACTTACTGGTGGTGTTGCTATGCCAGTTGGAAAAGAAGGTGCTAATTTGGTAGATAAAGATTTGTTGGAGTTAGGAAGAAGCCGTCTTAACTTTCAATCTGCAATAAATCAATTTAGACCTGAGTTTTTAACTAGACCTTTCCAAGCAAAAATGACATTGTTGTCAGAAGCTGAAAAACTTAATAGACCATTAAGTGAAACAGAAAAATCTGATTTAACTGCCTATACAGCATTTCAACAAAATGCAATGTCTAATTTGAATCTGTATATTAATCAATTAACTGGTGCTGCTATAGGAGCAGGAAGCGAAGAAAATCGTTTAAGATCCGCCATTCCTGATCCACAAAAAGATAGCCCAACACAGTTTGAATCAAAAACAACTGAAGTTTTAAGGCTTGGTAAACTAGCAGAAGTAAGACTGTCTTATGTTAAAAAGAATGGACTTAAAATTACTGATGTTTCTTTAGATAACATACCTTCAATTATGAAAGCTAGAGAAGCAGAAATAGCCAGAGACTTAAAACTAGATCCAAATAAGCCTGCCGATAGAGATGCAATTAGAACTAAATTAGCCCAAGAATTTGGCTTGTTATAACAGGACACAATATGAGCATAACAGAAGAATTATTAGGTTTAGGTGTTCCAAAACAAACATCCAAATTACCTCCTGATGTTGCAAGTATTACAGATGAAATATTAGGATTGTCTCGCCCAAGACCAATGGAACACAAAGGGGCAGATGTTCCTAAAGGTGCTATTGCAGATCCTACAAAAAGTGCAGGAGTATCACGAGCATTTGCTGGTGGATTGCCAACTGAAAAACAAGAAACAATTAAATATTTTGCAAGACAACGAGGTATTCCAGAAAGCAAATATAAAATTATAGATGGAAATATTGCTTATCTAGCAGATGATGGTAAATACTACAAAGAAATTGCAACACCATTAGAAACAACAGCCTATTATGCCCCTGATGTTTTAGAAGCAATACCACCTACAGTTGCTGGTATTGCAGCAGCACCATTAAGCCCTGCTGTTAACATTCCGTTAGCAACTACTGTAGGTGGTGGATCAAACTATCTTAGACAGTTAATAGCAGAACAAGTTACTGGCGCACCAATAAATCCAACTGATGTAGCACTATCTGGATTGTTGTCTGGTGTATTTGAGTCTGTTCCTGCTATTGCAAGAGGATTAAGAGAAAGAAGTTTAGTTAGAGATGTTGGTCAAATAGACACAAAATCACTTCAAAATTTACTAAAACAATCATCTCAATTTGGTGTTCAATTAACTCCAGCAGAACTTACTCAACTTTCTAGTCTTGCATCACAACAAAAAGTAATTGGTAATTTGCCAACTAGTGCAAAACCAATGCAACAATTTTATGAAAAAAGAGAAGTTGAGCAAATTCAACCAGCTATAGATAAATTCTTAACATCTATATCAAAAGTTACAGAGCCAACACAGGCTGGTCAATTAGGACAAAAAGCACTTACTACAACAAAAGAAACACTAGAGCAAGCAAGAACAGAAGCGACAGATCCTTTATATACAGAAGCATTTAGGTTATCAAAACCTGTAGATATTACAAGTGTTGTTGAAAATATCGACAATCAATTAAAAACGGCAAAAGGCGCGCAAGCAGCAACATTAAGCAAGATAAAATCTTTAATGTATAAAGAAGCACCAAGACTTGATGACAATGGCAATATTATCTCTAAGGGTGTATTGGATGATAGATTGCCTGCTTTGCAAAACACAAAATTTAACATCGATTCTATTTTTAAAGAGGAAACATTTGGTTCTTTAGACAAAAGAATACAGGGTCAAATTAAAAAAATTCAAGATGATCTTCTTACTGCTATGGGAAAAGAAAACCCTGCATATTTAGAAGCAAATAAAGTTTTTGCTGATTTATCTAAACCATTAGAAGAATTTGCCGAAAGAAAAACTGGCACAAGTCTTACTCAAATGAGTTCAGATAATTTAAATCAATTTGCTAAACGAGTATTTGAAGGTGGAAGTCCAGAAACAGTAGCTTATGTAAAAGAACAAATTATTAAGTCAAATCCTGATGCATGGAGTGCTGTAACACGAGCATATCTACAAGATGCTTGGGAAACTGCATCTAAAGCATCTACACAACAAAAAGGTAGAGTAAAATTAGATGTAGGAAATGCATGGCAAAATATACTTTTAGGTGATGTTAAAAGACAAAAAGCATTACAAATTGCACTAGAACCACAACAGTTTCAAGCATTAAGAGATTTGTCTGATGTTTTACAGGCTGCCGGTAGCGTTAAAAAATTAGGATCTGACACTACATTTAATTCAATGATTCTAAAACAAATGTACCGAGAAGCAGAACAAGATCCAGTTGGAATGGCTGCAACTTTAATTGGCACAGGAATTCAACCACAAAACTGGGGTCAAAAGGTTTCAGAGTGGGCAGCAGAAAGAAGCCTTGCTAAAGATGCAGAAAAAATAGCAAACATTATTACAGACCCACAAGGTATTAATAAATTAAAAGAGTTAAGACAATTATCACCAACATCGGCAAAAAGATGGGCAGGAACTGCTCAAATTTTAGGCAATTACGGCATTATTGAAATGAAAGACTAATCATGGCATATACAAAGTATTCTTTAACCCCTGCTAATAACACAGCAGCACCTCCAGATGGTGCGCCAGAGGGAATGTTGCCATCAGCAGTAAACGATACTATGCGCGATATGATGGCGCAGATCCGAGATGCTGGAGATGGTATTCGTGATGGCACATATACCATGACTGCACCTAAGATCACAGGTGGAACGATTACTGGTGTTACATTTAGCTCTATTGTTGTTACTGGTGGCTCTATCACAGGTATTACCGATCTAGCAGTAGCAGATGGTGGTACAGGTGCATCGACAGCAGCTAACGCTAGAACAAACCTTAGTGCTGCTGCTAGTGGCGCAAACTCTGATATTACTTCTTTAACAGGACTTACTACTCCTTTATCCCAAGCACAAGGTGGTACTGGAACTACAACAGGTTATTACGGATTTAAAAACAGAATCATCAATGGTGCGATGGTTATTGACCAGCGTAATGCTGGTGCTAGTGTTACTTTAAGCACAACAACACAATATCCTGTGGATAGATTTGCTTCGTATGAAGGAACATCTGGAGCAACAATAACAGCACAACGCTCGACAATCGCTCCAACAGGATTTACAAATAGTATTTTATATACTGTAAGTACAGGAACTACCCCTGCGGTTGGTGATATTAATGCGTTTTGGCAATCTATTGAAGGTTTTAATGTTGCTGATTTAGGATGGGGAACTGCTAATGCACAAACAGTAACTTTGTCTTTTTGGGTTCGTTCTAGTGTTACAGGAACTTATTCTGTTTCGTTTAATAACAACGCATCAAATCGTTTTTATGTTGGAACATATACGGTAAATTCTGCAAACACTTGGGAACAAAAAACAATAACCGTTGCTGGTGATACAAGCGGAACTTGGACTACTGACAATACTACTGGTATTCAAGTAACTTGGGATATTGGTTACGGAACAAACTTTAATGGAACTGCTGGTGCTTGGGGTTCTTCAACAATTCGCAGAACATCAGGTTCAGTTCAATTAGCAGCAACTACAGGAGCAACTTTCTACATCACAGGAGTTCAGCTAGAGGTAGGCTCTACAGCTACTAGCTTTGATTACAGACCTTATGGAACTGAATTTGCACTTTGCCAAAGATATTACATAGAGCCAAATAGCACATTTTGGGCGTTCTTATATCGAGGTGATAACTACCAAATGTCTGCATATCAATATCCAGTAACTATGAGAGCTACTCCAACATCTACCTATACATGGAATGCTGATGGTGGTTCAGGTGATGGAACTCCTGTAATTACTGCTTACCAATGGTATGTTTCAACAAGTGCAACAAATGGTGCAGGAGTAAATCCAAGAGTTACTGCATTAAAGTTAAGTGCGGAGTTATAAAATGTATAAACAATATCCAAATAGTCCTATTTTTGGCGAACCAAAAGCTGTAGAAAGATTATCCGACAATGCTTGCATCCCATTCGACCCAGCCAACACAGACTACCAAGCCTTCAAAAAAGATGTCTTAGCTGGTGCAGAACTGCAAGATGCCGATGGGAATGTGATGACGGATGCTAGTGCGTTTATAGCGAGCTTGCCATGACAGATTTAGTTGACAAGAACGAGGCAGCTTTGTCTGCTCACGAAGCTGTCTGTGCTGAACGCTATACAGGTATCAACGCTAGGCTAAAACGCTTAGAACAGATCCTAATAGGTTCGGCAGCTTTTATTATTGCTATTCTACTTTCTCTTGTCTTGAAATTAAATTAAGCCTATGAACTATGTCCGATCAATTTGGGTTTTTAGAGGGTGCAAAGTCATTTAGCGAAAGCGTAAAGACAGGCAAAGAAGCAGGCAAGGCTATCGGATCATCTATCGAGGATGTCCAAAAAGAAGCAGCCTCGGTAGCACAACAAAAAGCCTTAGAACGCAGAAGGCAGATCAGAGAAGCAGAAGTAGTAAAAGAGCAGTATTTCAAACGAGCCATGATGCAATGGCAAAAACAAGAAGATGTAAGAATAAAAGAAGAACAAGTAAAGAAAGACTTTGTGAAACATCATGGTCAAAAACGATGGTCAGAAGTAGAAACTATCAAAGCAAAGATTGAAAAACAAGAGAAGGAAATAGAAAATGAATTTAGAAAAGATTTGGCAGAAGTGCGTAGAGTTATGTATATGTGCTATGCGTTGGCTGCAATCGTTGCCTGGTATCTTACTTGGGGTCATAAAGGGTAAATAATGCTTACACTCATCTCTACAGCTTTGTCTTTCCTAATGGGTGGACTACCTAAACTCTTAGACTTCTTTCAAGACAAGTCCGACAAAGCCCACGAATTAGAATTAGCCAAGATGCAAACGGAGAGAGAACTCCAGATGCTAGAAAGAGGTTATGTTGCACAGGCTAAGATCGAGGAGATTCGTACCGATCAAGTCCAGATGCAGACCCAAGCACAAGAACGCACAGCTATGTACCAACACGATATAGAAATCGGTAAAGGTGCAAGCCAATGGATCATTAACCTACGAGCCTCGGTTCGCCCTGTCGTTACCTACCTGTTTGTTTTCCTACTAATTATCGTAGACATCGCCTCTATTTGGTGGGCATGGTCTAGCGGAGTAGCGTTTGCAGAAGCTATCCCTATGGTATTTGATGCAGATGAGATGCAGATCCTAGCCTCTATTATTGCCTTTTGGTTCGGTACGCAAGCCTTTGCTAAGAAATGATTGACCATAAAGTCATTGAGATGATTAAGCACCACGAAGGGGTCAGAACTACCCCTTATCGGTGTCCAGCTTTACTTTGGACTGTTGGTGTCGGTCATGTCATAGATCCTAGTCATGCTAGAGTATTACTAGCAGAACGAAAAGCTCTGCCTATCCCTAGCGGATGGGATAGAGTCTTAACGATGGGAGAAGTAGATGAAATTCTTGCTAAAGATTTGGCGCGGTTTGAAAGCGGAGTACAACGATTATGTCCTAGTGGGCTTACTACTGGTCGGTTTGGCGCACTTGTGTCTTTCGCCTTCAATGTTGGACTCGGTAATCTCCAAAATTCTACCCTTCGGATGAAACACAATCGAGGTGAGTTTGAGGGTGCTGCCGAGGAGTTCTTAAAATGGAACAAGGCAGGCGGTAAGGAATTAAAAGGACTGACTACTAGACGCAAAGACGAAAGAGCTTTGTACCTCTCATAGAATCTTGCCATACTTAAACAGGGTGTTCTTATCTACTAAGAAAGCCTTTTTGATCTGACTATCCCCTTCCCCTATAAATTCTACATACTGTAGTTTACTGAGGAAGATGCACTTAAATATGTGCTTGACTGGCATGATGACAAACATCTCTCCATCATAAAAAACCCAGTAATCAGCTTGGGTAGCCATTAGACCTGAGTCTTTCCCATACATCTCTATCTCTACAACGATATTGCCTGTGCGTTGGCTCATCGGGTCAAACTTCACCTCTACTGCCTTATCTATCTCTGGTATCCATATATCGTAACCCTTAAAAGCGTTTACAAGGGTCGCACAAGGGTATTTCTTCTGTAGGATAGCCAAGACCCTTTCCTCTACCTCCAAACCCCTCTGTAGGTCTGTTTGGAAGGTCATAAAGCCACCCTGATCGGAAGGGGGGTGGCACTCCTTGAAAGGGTGTGGCATTGCGCCACTAATGCCGATCTCATCGGGGATTACTTAAAAAGCAAAATCATCGTCTTTAATCTTGGGCATCTCATCATCTCCCTTGGGAGTAAAGCCTTTCTGTTTCGGATCACCAATACGACCCGATATAAACTTCCCATTCTTGCCTTCTTTAGTCCAGGCATCAAACCAATGCTCTACTCCGTTAATCTTAATCGACCCTTTAAAATCAGGGTGTTTCTCTGTGAGCTTTTTGTCGTTCTTAAATAGACTAAAGCTGCCATCTTTCATCTCATAGGTCATTTCTGCCTCGCTTTTAATTGGTTAAATAGGTCTAAGACCTCGCTTAAAAACTGCTTTACTTCTACTTCCATCGAGTCGATATACTCCTGATCCCTCTCGACTCGTACTACTAACAACTGCAAGTCCTCTGGCACTCTAGGGTCAAATGATACAAAGTCGCACCATTTCGCACCTGTACAAGCCATTTGACATTGCATTTGTGGGATGTATTTACTTGGAGCTTTATTCTCCAAGACTGTCTCAATATGGTTAGCTGTATTCGGACACTTAATCTCAATAAGACCTTCCCCTACAATGCCATCAGGAGAGCATCCAAAGCCTTCTATCGTGGGATGGTCTACGAACCCATCCTCCTTTACAAAAGTGCCTGTATGAGCCTCGTATGCCATCCTAGCGAATGGCTCTTGCTCTGTACCCCATTCCATTGCAGCGTTAGTAAACGACTCCCCTGCTTTGCCGGTCAATCGCTGAACCACTAACTCCATCTTGTAGTTCTTACGACTTGCCGATTCGCCAGACTTAATCTTGGCTAAGACATCTGCGACCCGACTAGCGGTAACTTTGCCTAATCTGGCAGCAAACCATTCTTCTGTTCTTTGTTCCATACAATCCCTTTCAATGGATTTTTTGATCCGCATGAATCTGCTGTAAGCAGTCATTCAGAAACTTTACCATAATTTGTGAAACTTCTAAAGATAAATCTGATCCCTCAATCTCGATAGCAAACCGAAAAGGAGCAACCTCGGTTATCGTCATTACTGCTTGAGATACTGGTTCAGACATATTTTGATCGTTGCATAGCCTCTGCTATAAAACACCGATTCTCCCCTTTCATTTTCTTTTGGTACTCATCACTACAGTCATCGCAGACTGTAACTCTTTCTCCTGATCCCCTCCTGTAATACTGCCATTTTCTATAATCTAATTTGGAATGAAAGCATACAGGATACCAATCATTCTTTATCGTCATCGGCAAGAGGTTCTTGGGGGTCTCTGCGAATAAGCTGTGTATCGACTCCATCATTTTCAAACTGCCTTTGGTATGCGAGAGACAAGGCATCAATGGCTGCATCCCAACCCGAAGCAAAGAAATGCTCACAGATAATAGACTGCCCAGAAGGAATATCTGTCTCCTTTAGGGTTCTATAGAACGCCTCCATACAATGCTTGTTTCTCATTTTATTAATTCCTCGATCCAAGAAGTTGCCAATTCCCAAGACACCTTTATTATCGCAAAAGGTAACAAAATGTAAACACCTATCCCTACTAGGATTTTTGCCACTTTTTCCATTGCACAACTCCTGGTATCTCTGGTATCTCTACATTCTCTAAAGTCCTCGCTGTTAATGCGCGAAACTCTGCCCACTTCTTTTGGTACTTAGTCTGTTCACTTGCCGGTACATAGCCATAGACTTTGCGCCACCGAATTGTAATATCTGTAGAACTTGGTGTATAAATAAAATCATTTTCCATATCGTCTCTCCGACTCTCGTTTTAAACAATGTTCGCACTTCCATCTCATAACTGGTCGAACCCGATTTCCTGCTGCTACCAACTTAAAACCAGCTTTTGGTCTATCAGCCTGACAAGAACTACACCACTTTTTCTCCATCCCATCCTTCCTTCATATATCCATATTCCGAGGCATCTGCTACGGCTGTGAGTTTTAAACATACATCGCAAAGGTCTATCCATGATCTGTGGTTTTCCGAACTTTTGAGTGGATGTGTACCCCAAGCCTTACCGCACTCGAAACACACATTGTCTGGCTGCTCATCAGCTAGTCTCACTCAGTTCTGCCTTCCGCTTTTCTTTGGCATCGTTTACCTTCTTCATAGCCTCTTTGTCCTTAGACACTTCCTTAAACGCTTGGGCAAAGTTCACCTTTAGTTCTGGGATGTCCTGAGAACCTAATATCTTTTCTACAAACTTTGTAGAATCTACCTCTATATCATCCCACAAATCCTCACCGACATAAAGTGAAAGTCCTAAACCATGGAGTGCGATTGCCTTTGTCAAAGCCCTTTGCATTGCAGTATTAACGGCAAACGCATCGGGGTTAGGTACTGCCTTGTTGCGATAGTCCATGACCGGCAACTGCGCTGTCATCGACTTACCAAAGGCATTAACTGTACAGAACACCATCACAGTCTCACCAAACACTACAGGCTGACCATACGACCAAGTGGCTTGTGGATCGTGTTGTAGTAATGTGTCTACAGCCCATGCCCAAGACAGATAAGACAAACCATTCTTCTTCTCGATCTTATCCGAGACATCTACATTTCTAAGTTCTAAATATTTACTCATAATAAAGCTCCGTTTTCATTGTTTTAAACAATTCCCATAACAGGTGATTTTGTCTATTTGCTTTAGCTAAATCTCTTTCAAGATCAATAATCTTCCATTCAAGATCATCAACTTTTTCTTCTAAATTTTTTGCCACTACTTTCTTTTTATTCATACATCCCCCTTATAAAAGTTCATCTTCAATATGATCGTGGACTAAAAAATAAATAGCCCTACCAAAGTTATGCCAATCACCCTTCTCTGCGTATTGGCGATATAACTCCCACTTCTCAGCACCCTTCTTACTTTCTACTGCTTTACCAAGATACTCTACAAAGTTATCTACATCAAGCACATCGCAGTCAGCACCTTTCTTCATGTGGTTCTCCCATAAATACTCTTGCTCACTAAAAGCTGGTCTGCTCTCAAAGTCAGGCATAAAGTTCTCTTTCATGACACACCCCCTGTTTTCCAAACATACACAATCATCGCTGGTGCAAGCATAAGGATAGCTGCCACAGCACCCCAAAATATATCTTTCCATTCGCCTTTAAAGTCTTTCATTATTTACCTTTCCATTTTTTAACAAATTTGGTAAGTTTTACATAATCAGATTTTGGTAATACATAGTCAATGTATTCGTTTTCGCCTTCATCCTCAAGGTCTAATTCATGTTGTGCGCGAAACACTAGATGGTCAATAGTGCCATCAAGGTCATCGCTATTTACATGAGGTAACCTATCAAATTCTGCTTTAGCTTTTTCGTACATTTGATTTCCCTTTCAAAGAAATAAGCAAACATCGCCTATATGTAGAATATCATAAATGTAGAATAAATGTAGAATAATTACTAGGGATATACCCTAATATCTACATTTACCTATTTTGGGTGTAGAATCAATGTTCTACAAAAGGAGATAACATGAATACTGTTGCAAAAAAACAACACTTTGATAAATTATTAGAGGTCTTTGGCACATATAAGGACATCGCGCACCATCTTGGTATGAAGTATGTAACTGTCTATGCCTGGTCTATGCGGAACAGCATCCCCAAGAAACACCACGAAGCCATCATAGAAGCCTCGTTTGGCAAGATAACAGAAGAAGACCTTGCCTAACTACAATCAGCGTACAAAGGCTCTATACGAGTCTCAGGGGTATAAATGCGAAGTGGTCGAATCCTACAACTCTTTTACAAAACGAAAAAAAGATATGTTTGGCATACTCGACATGGTGGCTATTGGAAACGGAGAGTCTTTAGGTATACAAATGACATCCAAAAGTAATATGTCATCTAGAATAAAGAAGATCCAAGAAAGCGAATATCTCCCTGAGCTTATTAGGTCTAAGTGGAGAATTATTGTTATTGGCTGGTTTAAGAAACCCAATGGGAGGTACGACTACAAGGAGTTTGAGTTCTGATCGGGAAATTATTGGCTAATTTGCCTATTTTTTAAACAGAATGAACTGATCGGGATATAAGTTTTTGGTTTATAATTACATTAGCAGAGTGATGTCTGTTTGGTAAGTGGCTCTATACACAAGACCCTTTTGGGTTGTTCTGAGTGTTTAGTAAATGATTTAGAGCCATTTATTAAGCAACATCACCTTAGAGCAACCTAAAGGGGTTTTTCTATTTCTGCTCGCACTCCAGGCGAAACATAGTGCTTAGATCGGCAGCGTGGAAGAAAAGATAGGCTCATTACCCGATGGCAAGCCTTGCAGACTTAAATGGGTACTGCACAAAATTGTAGATAAATGGGTGAGCTAATCTGCAATTGAGTAGAACATTATCTTAGGAAGGACTAGTCTGGTAACAGATGGGTC